AATGGGATCAAATACCACCGTTGAGAGGACCAGACCCTGATGGAGTTAAAGCACCCCTTGCACAACCTAAAAGATTTAAATCTATTCTTACTGTTTCAAAGAAAAAAGATTAATTCGCTTTTCCTGAAGTTTTTAATGAGTCAAGTACTTCTGAGTCTTCTATTGTTATTGTTTTTGATTTATCATTAATCAACACGTTGTGATCATCTACAATTCTTTTCATTCTATCTTTTAAATCATCAATACTTAGATTGTCTAAGTTACCTGTCATGATCATTTTTTGATCTATATATAATCCACCAGCTTTACCACGTGCTACTTCTGCATTGATTGCAGCTGACCACGCTCCTTTTGCTGTAGCTTCATCTCTCAATTTAGCTAGCTCACCTAAATGTCTATCAAATGTAATACCATGCTTCTCTTGCACCTCAGCTCTTAACTCACCTATATACTGAACTACTAACGGAGATATCTTTGGGTTCCTAAGCTCACTAGCTGCTTGTCTTGGTCTAGTTGTATAACCAGCTTGCAATGCACATTCAGCCGGAGACATACGTCCCTCATTATAAATAAGCAACTCTGCAAACTTCATTTGTCTTTCAGTTAATTGTCTTGGAACTCCCATAACTTGACTTATAACGTAACATACCGTACAAGTCAACCAGATGAGAATCATTCTAATATTACTATTTATGATGGTTTCAGGGTGTGTAAAAGATTTTGATTTCAATCCTGCAACTACAATAATCAAACAAATTTACAAGGCTTCGTACGATGAAAAAAGAGTCAGACCTGTGGAAACTTTTAAAGAAAAACACACCAGAAATTAGGTGGACAAGAGTAGAATCATGGGCAAGTCCAGGAGTGCCGGACTGTATCGGTTATCATGATTCATGCGGATTATTTATGGTTGAGCTTAAATTAGCTCATGGTCCTAGAGTAGTCTTTAGTCCACATCAAATCCTCTGGCACCAGACACATACAAAACGGAATTTCATATTGGTTGGACAAGCCGAGAAGGCCTCTTCGCGGTCCATAAAACTTTATGGGTCAACCTCGATCCTCGGTCTTATCAACGACCATCGCGAAACGCCATGCTTGGCGCTTAATGATTGGGCCCATATCCAACGCTTGATGCTTGACGCTCCACCAGGCTAGACGCTTGGCTAGACGCTTGGCTTGAGGCTTGAGGCTTGGGGCTTGTAGCTTTTCTCTTCGAACGCTTCGCGTTCATCCGGTAGCGGGCCGCTGCTGGTCCTGTGTTCCAGGTAGTAACAGCCATTAGTGCTTCCCATAACTAATATTTTTAATATCTTTATTCCAGCATGCTCGACAATCCAAACACTTACCGCCCTGATTTCCTGATGGGCAGGTCTCGGACTTATCTGTAACAACCGTCGATGTGTGTTCCCACGTGTTACCAGCTGAGCCGTCAACCTTAGCAGCTGACAATCTTATAATCATATTAGCAGGGACCACTTCAGGATCTGGAAGGTATGGGCGCTCCTGTGTTGGCATCCAATGCTGCGTTGCTGGTGTGAGTCTTGCAACTTCTAAAATATTTGCCATGTGCTCGTGTGACTGTACGTCTCCTGCATCATGCCATCTAAAATATTTCTGTCTAATCACCTGTGCAACCATGGCAGCAATCCAGCGTTTATCTGTTAATGATTTTAATCTAACATACTGAGCTGCTTTGATGGCTGGATACCTGGTATAGTTTCCCTTCAGTGCATAACAACCAAAGCATGGTGACGTTGGGACCAGTCGAAGCTTGGACCCCGTTTGGCATTCCCACGCGGGCAAGCTATAACTTAATCCTGGCATTTTAGACGTGCGGGTCATGGACCCTGTTATCTCCTTAGCTTCTTTTATATTCATATTATATCCTTTCTGTTTACTCTTATATAGTCCCATAACATTTAAATGTCAAGGGCTTAATGCTTAACGCTTATAATAATTCTACTTTAGAATCATTCTAAACTGGCGCGACGCTTGACGCTTGACGCTTCATATAACCGGCCGCGCTTCCTGATCAGGGAACCCAGCGCCTGCCGGTCCTAGTACTTCGTTGCTACCTCGCGGATCACAGCTAACATACAGGGAAACGCCAGCGGCGGATATGGATGCCTTCTCTAGGTCATACTCTTAAAACTAATCCCAAGACGCCAAGTACCTTGTGTCAATTCACACATCACTTGTCTTTATAGATCCGAGTTGCAACAGGGATCTAAAGGATCGTCCAGGGATTAGGCTGGTGTTACTCTTGGATTTTATCACCAGCTTTAATCCTACTTGCTTTTGCCGGTGCAAGTCCCGTTAGGATTTATAGTTTTGGTTCAGCGATAAATCCTCAAATGAGGCTGAAACATAGTTATAAGATAATATGGGAACTATGTCAAGCGTTAAATTAATTTTTTTTGCTATTGACATATATATTTATATATGATAGAATATCCCATATCAACAGAAAGGATAACACATGCAAGATAACAAACATTTTACAATTACTTATTATGCTAAGAAACATAGTAAGCATATTACTAGACAAGCTAAATGGGATAGTCTTTGTAAATATTGGACAAGTAAGCAAGGCAACGAATTAATAACTTATTTTGATATTGACGCAAACAATTATAGGACTTGTAGTGGCAATTATAAGATAAGATTTTAGTTGACAAGGGTTTATATATAGTATATAATCCCATACATAACAAACAGAAAGGAATACAATGCAATACTTAATAATAAAAGAAACAGACTACACTAACATAAGCAATAGCTATGATGTTTGTAATCAATCAAACGACATGGACAAAGCAACAGATATGTTGCAAGGTTATAAATTAATAGAAACTGACAAAGATGTTTCTTATACTATGATAAAATATGACAGAGAGGTAGCATAATGACAAAGATAAGAATGAATACAGAGTTAAGAAACAAACTCTTTAATAAGATAAAAAATGTCTTTGAGAATGAGGACACGCAAGAGAGAGAGGCATATCTTAAAGCAAGAGAAACAGTTAATGATGAGTATGTAATCGCACAACAATTTGCAAAAGAAGTTGTTGAGAGAGCATATCCAACAGATGATGTTGCAACTCTTAGAACTTTCAAAAAGAAATATGGAAGTCCTTGTGATGTTGTTGCAAAAGATAAATGTTTTTACTTTGCTCATAGTGAGGACAAAGATGATGAGGGAGAGATAACAGAAACTAAATCACATTTTGATTTTGGTTTGTTTGGTAATCTAAATGGTAGTGAGTACAGTAGTGAAGATGGTAAAAAGTTTGCAGTTGCATATTTTAGAGAAGATTTAAAAGCTATGGATTGCAACCCAGATATCTATGCACAACAGAATGACAATAAAGATAATCCACATAAAACTAAATATGTTGATGAGTGTATGAAAGCATTAGGACATTCAAATCAATTTAGTCCAAATGATGATGTTGGTATTGGAATGACTAAAACTTTTAATGCACCATACTATCTTGATGTCATTGGAACTTCTTATTGTAGGTCAAGAGCAATCGCTTGTACTAAACAAGAATATGAACATTTTGAAATGTGGAGAACTGCAAAAGGTAATCTAGTATCTAAACACCAAACATGGATTGATAGTATTGTTAAACAATGCAATCAATTAAAGATTGGATTGAAAGCATATAGATATCTAAGCGAGGGTATTGAACTTGCAACCGAGTTAGGTATTGAACTTGATGAGGCTGAGTTAATAAGAACTAACTCAACAGGTTTGACTATCTACAATCCAAGTAATCTAGCAAGTATGATTAAGGGTATGAAGAATAAACAAACTGCCAACACAAGAGAGGCTAAGATATTGGCTAGAAAACAATATGAAGAAAGTATAAATTAATACTTGACAACAGTATGGGATTAGTATATAATCCCATACATAATAAACAGAAAGGATAACAAATGACAATGGAATCAATAATGAGATTAATGATGATACTAGTAGGGTTTATAATTGCAATGCTAGGTGTAATAACTGCAATGGGTTCAGAACATCACATGTTAGGTTTAATGATAAGTTTCGCTGGTGTTGTGTCGATGATGATGGGGTTGCCAGATAATGCCTAACAAACATTTTTGCCAAGGACCAGACTGCCATACTAGAACTACACAGGACAGGTTTTTAAAATCTAGAGGTGTGGTCCGAGGTAAGTATGCATATGCTAACTTAGATGATGATAGGGATTATTCTTATTGGAACTCAGATAAATACTTCTGTAGTCAAGGTTGCAAACTTACTTGGTTATCAGTTAACATGACTAATATAGAACAGGGCAGACCGATTGAGTTTATCAGACACAGACGAGAGAGCCAAGGTTATCAGAAAGTAACCAATGAAAATACTTGGGGTAACACATATACTCAAATTGAAAGGGTTGACAACAGGACCGAACTAGAGTAGTATAGGAATATATAACAGAAAGGATAACATGAACATAACATATAACAATAAGACTTACGCAATACCAAAACCATTTGACCAATGTAACTTTGGTGCTAACCCTATTCATGAACTAACAATCATGAATAGATTCAACGAGCCAGGGTTCGTGCAGTCAGCTAAGCTACCTGCATTCGCTGTTGCTATCTATGATACAATCATAGGTGCTGAGGCAACCGAGGATTATAAGACAATGCAAAAAGGAATTACATGGTTTCAAAAGAACTTTGTTAATGAGTACTACACATTACTAGATTAACTTTCTGTTAATAATGCGCAGCTTAGAACGATTCTAAACTGCGCAACTACAGGTTGTGCGCCAGGGATCGCGAGGGGTCCCAGGCAATTACACACATGCAAAAAAACAATTAACCCCCGCACCCCTTTTTTAACGTAGGGGTCCCAATAGATTTGTATGTATTGCTTGATTTAGAGATAGATACGCTATAAAAACGTTTTAAGGAGAGAAACAAAATCTAAAAAAATTTTGCAAAAAAATTATGGCTTATCTAAATGCAAACATACCTACAATTTATGCACAAATAAGAAGGGAATATTTATATGATTGTAAAAAACATCATGGAGAAGTTGAAGACTGTATTATCTTTGGTATTACTAGTTTGGGGGGCCGTGCTATATTATTTCACGCTATTATGGGTAACGGTGCAATATTTTATCGCTTACCAATTAGCGCGTTTATTCAAACGGGATTTGAACCCAAGAGTGTTCCCACAAGAAGACTTGATGAATTGGAGCTTTGGAATTGTTTTAGCTATTATCCTACTATCACTCACTGGTCTATTCTAAGCGCAGCTTCAGGATATTACTTTGGTAAAGATAAAAAGAAACATCATGGTCGTTATCTATTTACTGTAGACTGGGGACATCCTGATGTTAACATGTTAGATACAGATCATTCAGAAATACCACAAGAACATAAATGTGCACACATTATAGGACTTGATGATGGTAACTTTGCAGCACAACCAAACAATAGATGTATTTGGGACTTACCTTCTTTTACTGTCAAAAATAATATTCCTGATTGGAAAGTACAAACTAACGAATGGAATGTAGAAGACAGTGGTAAATGGAAAACACAAGACACCGATAACTTCTTCTATGAAATAGAAGAAAAAAAGTGAAGCAAGAAATTATAGATAAATTACCACCAGACGTACAAAAAGAATATATGAAGATGGCCATCAAGCTATCTGAAAAAGAAAAACAAATAAAAGTACAAAATGATTTTTTAACTTTTGTAAAACACGTTTGGCCTGAGTTTATTGAAGGTGCACATCACAAAAAAATTGCAGAAAAATTTAACGACATAGCAAATAAAAAAATTAAAAGATTAATTATAAATATGCCACCTAGACATACTAAGTCTGAGTTTGCATCTTTCTTACTTCCTGCCTGGATGGTGGGTCGTCGACCTGATTTAAAAATTATTCAATCTACTCACACAACGGAGCTTGCAATTAGATTTGGTAGAAAAGCTAAAACACTAATTGATTCTCCAGAGTATCAACAAATGTTCAAGACCACGCTTCGCGAAGATTCACAAGCTGCTGGTAAATGGGAAACCTCGCAAGGTGGTGAGTATTACGCGGCCGGTGTAGGTTCAGCCATTACTGGACGGGGCGCGGATCTACTTATAATTGATGACCCACATTCTGAGCAAGACGCACTTAATATGTCTTCGATGGAACGTGCTTATGAATGGTATACATCAGGTCCAAGACAAAGACTTCAACCGGGTGGAACTATTGTTGTTGTTATGACTAGATGGAATATGAAAGATTTGACAGGTATGTTATTAAAAAATCAAAATGAATTAAAATCAGATAAGTGGGAGCTTATAGAATTTCCAGCAATATTACCAAGCGGTAAACCTGTGTGGCCAGAGTATTGGAATAAAGATGAACTAGAAGGTGTCAAAGCTAGTATTAGTATTGGTAAGTGGAACGCGCAGTGGATGCAAAATCCTACAGCTGAAGAAGGATCATTAATTAAAAGAGAATGGTGGAAGGTTTGGGAGAAAGATACAATGCCACCGTTAGAACATGTTATACAATCTTATGATACTGCATTCCTTAAAAAGGAATCAGCCGATTATTCCGCTATTACTACTTGGGGTGTATTTAGACCAGATCAAGACAGCCCACCTAATTTAATATTACTAGATGCTGTTAAAGAAAGATTAGAGTTTCCAGAGTTACGTAAGAAAGCAATGGAACAATATAAATATTGGAATCCTGAAACAGTCATTATCGAGTCTAAAGCATCTGGATTACCACTAACTTATGAGTTGCGAAAAATGGGGATACCTGTTATAAATTTCACTCCTAGCAGAGGTAACGATAAACATGCTAGAGTAAACGCCTGTGCGCCAATCTTCGAGAGTGGCCAAATTTGGGCGCCGGATATGAAATTCGCAGAAGAGGTAGTTGAAGAGTGTGCGTCATTTCCTTATGGAGATCATGATGATTTGGTGGACAGTACAACACAGGCGGTAATGCGATTTAGACAAGGAGGATTTATAACTCTTCCGGATGATGAAAAAGAAGATAGCATTCCTAGCCCAATAAGAGAGTATTATTAATGAGCCCACAAAATTTAACAAATGTATATAACCAGAACCCAACTTTACAGGGTCAATACAGCTTACAACAATATTTAGATTTGTTCGGTGAAAGTACATATACACCACCTACTACAGGAAATACTACCACAACTCCTATTCAATCTAGTCAAGGAATTATAAATCAAAACATAAATCAATATCAAGGCAGCGGCGGCGGAGGTGGAATAGGTGATCTTACTTTAAACCGTGTAGCAAGTCCCCGTACGGCTAATTTTAATATTAATCCTTTTTCTAATAGGACAGTTACTGGTAAAGAAGATATGTCAGGAATGGCAGCACCCATAGGTGGAGATAAATATTATGAAGAACCAGGAATGCTTACAAGAGCAAGAGATAAAATTGGAAATTTTACATCTGGAATTACATCAGCATATAGAGACTTTAAAGAAAGTCCTATGGGATCTGCCATAGGTACAGCAATGTCTTTTACAAATCCTGTTTCAGCACTGGCAAATGTTGCCGGAATGATGGGTCGAAAAGATTTATCAGAACTAGACGTAGCTTTTAACAAGTCTGGAGATACATATACTTCTGCAGGTGGAATAGGTAACAAAGATAAATATGGAATTAATAAAGTTTCTCTGCGTGGAAACTATGCAGACTATGTAGATAAAACTGCAGACAAAACTGCAGAAGCATATGCAGCAGCTGTAGAAAAATATAAAGATACAAAATACAATTATATGAGCCAAAAACTAAAAGATGCTAGAGTTAAAGAGCTTAAAGAAAGAATGGAATATTATGCAGCTGCAGAAAAAAGAAAAATAGATGCAGAAAATAAAGCAAGAGACAGAGAACAGCAAGCACTTAACAATGCATACGCAGCGCAGTCTCAAGCAAAAAGAGATCAAATAGACCGATCAACCGGTGGACAATTTGATGGAGCTAGTTCTAAACAGGAGTATAATTCAAACCCAACAGGTTTTTCAGGTTCATCTAGAGATGGTGGTCTTATGGGTTACGGTGGAAGAAGTGGAACCCCAAGATATCAACAATATTTCAACGGCGGCATTGTTAGTCTACGGAGACGGTAATGGCAGAAAAGCTATTCACAGACATTATAAACAATTTAGGTAAAGCAAAAAAAGAAGGTAAAATATCTGGCGGCTATCGTTATAAAGATGGTAAGCTAAACATCGGCGGCGGCTACTATGGCGACGATACGATGTTCGAGGTCGATGTTAACAAAGACGGCGGTAACATATTATTTAAAAAAAGATTCGCGGACGGCGGATCGACTAACGGTTCCGGCGATGCAGCATTAAGTGCAAAAGTAAAAGAGCTTATGGATGATGGCTATGATTTTGGTGAAGCAGTCAAAGAGGCTATGAGACAAGGTTACGCTAAAGGTGGTTTAGCTAAACCAGAACTACAAAAACTAGATTCAGTTTTTAATGAAGTTAACAAAAGAGGATTAAGATCTCAAATAAAAAGATTATATGATTTAGGATATGGTGCAGGTGAAATTGCCAAAAGATTATCTACAGGTGCTAACAAAGTTTTATTTGAAGGTAGTACAGGAAAAAGTAGAATGCAAAGATATTTGCAAAAAGCAAAACAAACTTATAATTGGAGTGAACCAGAATTTAAATTAAGAAACGAACAAGGTATAAATTTAAAAGATCCAAAGACTATAGAAAAATTTCAAAAAATAGCAGACTATAAAAAATATAAAACTTTTACTAAAAAAGATTTAGTTGATGCAAAAGTACTTTCAAAAAGAGCAGCAGAAAAAATAACAGCTCAAAGAACAGAAAGAGTAAGTAAACCTGAAAATAAAAATGCT